CCAGTTCCGTCGCCAATTACTTTAATGGTAGCAACACCATAATTATATCCTTGACTAATAACTTTGATTGCATTTATTGTTCCTGGAACTGTTAGCAATTCATTATTTGCCTGCAAAGTATTAATGTTACCAATAGAAACATCTGGTGTAAGTTTGCAGCCAGTTCCATCACCCGAAGCAGTAACTGTAGCAGCACTATATCCAATTCCTGGATCGTCAACTTGAACACCAACCAACTGTCCATTTTCCAAAAGAGGAATAAGTTTAGCATTCGATTTTGTTGATTGCCAAGCACCAGAATATCCTGTTCCAGTAGTTGTGACAATTGAGATAGCTGGGTTTCCGCTATACCCATAACCATATCGTAACGATGCTGTTGCTGTCGCAGAATACCCAACCCATTGAAGAGTTGCAGTTCCGCTAACAACAGTAGAACCAAAAACTGTTGTAGTTGGAGAACTTGATCCAGTTACTCCAGTTGCTGTTCCTGTAACAGTTAATCCTGTCGCTGAGCCAACTGTGAATAATGCTCCACCAGAAGTAGCAGATATTTGTAAACTGGTAGATGATGTTGTATTAGCATAAACATAGTAGGTTTGATTCGCTACTACATTTCCAAAAGATGAGGAAAAAACAATAGGTTGTTGAGCAGTTAAAGATGATGCAGTTGATAAAGTAAGCGTAGTTGAAGAACTTGAATTTACTGTTACAGTTGATCCACCTGAAGTTATAGTTCCTACTACTGTATACAATTTTGTTGATACAGAAAGTTGTTGACCAAGAGTCACTGCAGTACTAGCAGTCCAAGCAGTTCCAATAGTTACTGATGGTGCTGCTGAATAATTTGATCCAGAATCAGTAACTTTAATTCTTTGAATTACACCAGATGGCGAAATTACAGCAGTTGCCGCTGGTAAATCTAACGCATTTGATAGTGTATGTGCAGAACCAACACCTGCAGATGTTAAATTTATCGCAGTTCCAGCGATCGCATTTGCATAGCTGGTTGCCAATTTAATTGCAGTAGATGAAGATTTAATAATCCAGTAATTTGTGTTATTTACCAAACCGCCAATTACAGTTCCACCACCTGTTGAGTAAAGTATTTTATCACCAGTCGAAAATCCGTGAGATCCTATGGTAATAACTTCTGATGTAGTATTAACATATGTTGCTGTTGCTGTGAAGGTAACTGTTGGAGCACTAAAATTGATTGTTGGGTTTGATGTATAACCAGAACCAAATGAATTTAATGTGACGTCTTTTACACCACCGAGAGGATAAATTGTATTAACAGCACCATCATAGTAAGTTAATCCTGTAACTGCACTACTTGGAGTTGTAACGATTGCAGTTCCTGCTGTAGTTGTTAAAGTAAAACCAGTTACGCTTGGTGATGTTCCAGTAATTGCTGAAATTGTATAAAGGTTTCCTGTTGCGTAACCAGTTATAACATCTCTTGTATAAGTTAGTCCAACAGAAGTTCCTGCGGTAGTTGTTATTGCTGCTCCACCTGCAGTGGCAGATAGAGTAAAAGTTGTTGTTCCATTTGTGGCAATAATATAGTAAGAAACAGAAACACTATAACCAGAAATTGTACCAGTTCCAGTTTGAGTTCCAGAAATTGTAAGTTTTTGCCCAATGGCTAATGTGCTAGGAGAAGCTGATGTGCAAGTAAATGCTCCACCTGTACCAATAGCAACACCAGATAAAGTTGGTTGTGAAGCAGCAGTTCCAGTAATTTTTACTGTATCACCAACTGTAACTTTAGCAGCTGTACAAGTAAATTGACCAGCTGTTCCTGAAGGTAGTACACTAGAAAGAGTGCCAGTATTCCAATCAGGATATGCCTTTACAGTTTCGCCCACGAATGTTAGTGCAGAAGTTCCATCAGAAACTGTTCCACTTCTAAATGATGGTTCAGTTGTTCCTGTTGTTCCAGCTTGAGTAATTTTATATAATTTTCCTGTTGAGGAAGCAATAATATTTCCAAGATATACTGGTGTACTTGCAGTCCAAGTAGATGACGATGTATATGGAGCAGCGAAAGCAACAGTATCGCCATCAGAATACCCATAACCTCTAACTGATGTTGCGATATTAGTTAAAAACACAGGATCGCTTTCTAAATACCCATCTCCATCAACAGATAAGGACATAGAATTATATCCACTTCCACGACTGTCGATCTTAACTACCTCAATTCCACCATTAGAATAATATTGTTGACTTAGTGCAGTAACAACTGGAAAATAATTATCATTTAAAAATTTTGTTCTTAACGCAATAGGTACGTTGAACATATATTTCCAAACATATCCATCAGACAATGTTATTGGAAGAACTTGCGTTCCTATTGGTTTTATTGTAGATTTGGCGCCATTGTTATTATCAAGACACTTGTATACATTATACTCATCTGTAATAACATAGAATAATGATTCTTCTATTGAAAATTTTCCAGTAGAAGAAGAACCAATTACACCATAACCAACTGCTCCTGAGCCAGCGCCAGAAGAAGCAGTAAATGTAACAGTAGGGGGACTAGTATATCCAGAACCCTGATTTGTCATTATAACAGTAACAACTTGATTGCTTTGTGTTCCAACAACTCCAGTTGCTTGTACACCACCAGAAAGGTTTGGCGCACTAAAGGTAACTGTAGGAACAGTAAGATAGTTAGTACCACCAGCTATAATGTTTACACCAAGAACTTTAGTTGAGTATTGATCATCAAAACTGTCATATACTGTATCGTAAGTCCAATCGTGTCTTGTAGCGATAAACGCAACATCATTTGTTTTAATCTGTTTAAGAGTAATAATATTGTTGCGAACATCGTGTTCATATCTTAAATCATCAGTAGGATAAGGTGGCGAAGTTTCATCTGTCCACTTTACAGTCTTTCCCAAAAAATAATAATATCTTGACGCATTTGACAAAATCTCTTTATACACACCCTCCGCAATGGTTTTGTGTAAAAGAGTTTTTATAAGGGAAGATGTAGTCGCCATTTTTTACCCGAAGATTAAGATACTGTTACAACCCAAGTGATAGCAATTGAATCGCCAGCTGCTTTAGCAACTGATGGGAATACTGTGCGGCAAAGCAAAGTACCACCAGAAGAAGCATTAAAAATACCTGCTTCTTGAACACCTGGGGATGTAGAAGTACCAGTACCTGCTGGGAAAGTCGCAGTATATGTAACTGTGTTTGTAGAAACTGAAGTTGCTGAAAGAGTAACACGACCACCCTCAGTTACTAAAGTAGTATCTGAAGCTGCTGCAGCAGTGGAACTTGTTCCAATCGCCATATGAGTCATGGCTGTTGCTGTTGCATCTTTCATTCTTGAAGCGATGTAGTTTTTACCTACAGTAACAACAAGATTCGGAACATCAAATGCATTGATTAGTTCGCCTTCAGAATTGAAGTGGGATACGGTAACCATCCCAGTTGGTTTTAAATTTTCTTGAATATTCATTTGAGGATATCTCCTGTGAGTTAAAAATACACTATTAGAAAGTTGCGTCGATAGTGTTGTCGTAAATTATTGGGGTAACAGCAAAGTAATTACCCTCGCTGTATGGATTCTTTGCTACATAACCAGTATCAGTTTCACTAGTAGTGGCATCCGTAAGATATTTAGTCATACTATTGGTAGCAGAATCAGTTGCCACAACTGTTTCAGATAATGCTGTTCCAATGGCAAAGGTAATTGATGCATCTGTTGGTGTGCTGATTGAATCTGCTAATGCTTTTCCAGTTAAAAATGTTATTCCTGTATCAGTTGGTGTGCTGATTGAATCGGATAACACCTTTCCAGTTTCAAGTGATGCTGCTTCTGAAGAAGTAGCAGTATCTGCCAGTGCTTTACTAATACTAAATGTTTGCGCTTCAGAAGTTAATACAGATTCAGTCAACGCTTTGCTAACAGCTTTGGAAGAAATTGATTCTGTAACAGTGGCTGTTTCTTTTAAACTTAATGCCAAAATTCTTACTAGAGACTCTAACGCTGCTCCAATATTAAACTCATTTGTTATTTGGAATTCGCCAAAAAGAGCAGTTCCTGCTGGATGCAACATTGTTCTAACAGCAGTTTTATATGTATTCAGTCTTTCATCAATTTGTAAAACATAAGAGAACGCTTGGTAGTATCTACTATCCTGAATAAAAACAGAATCACTTAAGAATCCAGCATTTGATGTATAATATCCAGGATATTCAGCAAGAGATCCTAAACCAACATGTAAAATTGCTGATTCTTTTGCGACAGCTGAAACAACATTACTAATCGCTTGTGCAGAAAACGTGGTTAGAATATTACCAGCATATGTTCCATCCATATAGAAAGATCTAACACCACCAGAAATATCATACGCATAATCTACTGTGTTAACGAATCCTTGTTCAGAAGTTCCATTTGTTGTCTCAATAACAGATACATTTTGTCCAGTAACAGTAACAGAAGATAGGAGTGGATTAATTGTAGGTGTAAAATAATCTTGTAAAGCATTAACAGAAAGTGTAAAATCAGTTGGATATCCAATACCAAACTTAATAAACTCGCAAGATACAATTCCACCAGTGCTGTTAATGCGTGTAACTTTTACAATAGATCTAACACCAGTACCATTTTTTATTTCAAATAACTGTCCAGCTTTAAATCCACTACCAGCAGAAATAATTGATACATTATTTGTTGTTGCTACAATAGTACCAGCAAAAATAGTTTCGTAGCGAATTACATCACCAACTTCAATATTACCAAAGAATCTTCTATCAATAAAAATTTCATATGTATCGTCACTAAGCTGAACAATACGATCTACTTCAATTTCAACATACTGACGACGATCTACTAAAACTTTAAATGTAGTATCTGGTTTAATGACATCAACCAGTTTTCCTTCGATTAAATCTGGTGTGCCAGTTACAACTTTAACGAATATTGATACATCTTTTTGCCATCTGCCGTCAGATGCTCTAAGCATAGAAACGCCAGGATATTTAACATCAACATTTTTATTGTAAAGAAGTTTAAACAATAATTTAAAAGATTGCTCGCTACCCTTTGCCAAATATTGAGTTTTAATATGTTCAAGTAAAAATCTATCAGTAATCTGTAAATCTGCTGGCATATTTACTGCCAGTTCTGATTTAAAGTATTGAATGAAATCGTCTAGTGTTGTATCTAAATCTCTTACCGACTCAAGATCAATGCCATACTGTTCCAAATATTCATAGTATGCCTGAATAAAAGAAACAAATTCGGGATAGTCTTCCCTAACAAATTCAGGAACCTGTGCGGGAATTAACGATTTTGCTGCGATACGCATATTATGTTGGTCTTAGATCTGAGAATTGATAATTGAACCCTGCGCCCAAATCTCCAGTGGCAGTTTGATCAGGAACCATTGTTACAGTTAAGTGATCAAGTCCCAATTCTGCAACTTGATGCAATGCGGAAACAACATCATTAGATTTTGGTTTACATGAAATTTCAAAATCAACATCAGCTAATCCTGTAATGTAAAGATTACTAATTTGAATGTAACCAGCATCATAATCAACTGTTCCAATCGCACCATCAACGATAACTTTTTGGTAATTATCATCTAATTGATACAGTCTAATAGAACCCAATCCGTCATCGTCCAAGTAATGCACAACTGAACTGTTTTTAACAAAGAAACCAGTTGAGTAAATGCTATTATCTGCTTGACCAGAAGCATATAATGGATTAACAAGATTCAAAATGTACTGAGCAGAAGTATTGTATTTAACAACAAGTTTTCTTCTCAATAAAATAGTCATCGAATTATTAACGATTGATTTGTCTGATGTATCAATTATTCGAGATAGTTTAGAATATCTAAAAACGCCATCAAATCTTTTTAGATCAGATTCGTTATAGTTTGCAATTGTTGTAACGACGTTTTGCTGTAGCTGATTTATTGTTTTCTTAGTAGCTGCAGGGTTGTAGTATACAGTCGCATTCAATGCGATATTAATATATTCTGGATCTATAATTTCTGGAGTAACAGAAACCATATTTCGTTTAGCCAATATCTGATTAAGAATATATGATTTCTGTAGGTTTGTTAATTTATCTGCATCTATTGGAAGAACACAAATAAACACTTTACCATAAATTGCTGGATAATTAACTTCTCCACCCCAAACAGAAACAGATTTTGCCTGAGGGAATCCTTGTAAAATTAATGCTTTATAATCATCTGGAGTAACTGCACGATTTTGAGCAGCATAAGATCTTGGGGCATTATAACGAATACTCTCAATATCTTCTGGACCAGCGCCACCAAACGCAATTGTTTTTGTAGATATACTGGTTGAACCACCAAGCAAACTAATACCAGCATAACTGAACAAACGAGCACCATTAGCACTGTTTAAACTTGAAACAAAATACTCAATAGTAACAACATTACCATTTACCAATTTCGTTCCAATAATATCATCTCCAAAATAAACTTCAAATAAATTCTTTTCAAGTTCTTTTACAAAAAACACTTTACTGTTTGCATCTAGCGCATCTAAAATATTATTTGAATATGTATAATTTGTAAAATTACCGATACTTGCTGATTCTTGAACAGTTACTCTAACTGTGTTTAAATCTACATTCGCATTCGGAATAACAAATTTAGATCCTGTGCTAACAGTATATGTGTACTTTAATGGTGTTCCTTCTATGAGTTTAACTCCAGAAAACACATATCCATTTGCTCCATAGGAAGCTACATAATCGCTAGTATTATAGAAGGTAAAATTAATTCCATCTACCGAAGCTGAAAATGGTTGATATGCTGGTAAAGTTGTAACTGTTGGATATGATGTTGGATTTGTAATACGAACATCTACTGTCGATTGAGCGCAATTTGCTGAGCGAGGAACATACCCAAGCATTTTAGCAAGGGAAACTACACTTTCCCTTTTTGCTGCGGAATCAATAAACATCTCATTTACAGCAAGATTTGTGTAAACATTATTGTAGTGAGTATTATACGCAAGAGTATCGATCAAAATATTAAGACCAGATCCATCAAAATCGTAATCTTTAAACTCGTCCTGCGCACGAAAGAAGTTTTTTAAATTAGTTTTAATGTTGTCGAAATCTAATTCTGCTACATTAATTCTATTACTAGTAATTGCCATTATCGTGTTCTCTCTAATATTAGATTAAGAAATTGAGGTGTTTGTGTATTCAAAATGGTAAAGTAAATAGAAACATCAACACTATTGTTGTCTGGATTTACTTTACATTCGATAGAAGTTACATCAACCCTTGGCTCATGATTCTCTATTGTTTGTCTTATTGTTTTTTCAAGAACAATACCAAGCATTGGAGTTGCTGGTTCAAATAATAATCCTCTTACTTGTGACCCAATTTCAGGATGAAATTTTCTTTCATAATTTTTTGTTAAAATAAGATTTTTTACAGCAGCTTTGATCGAGTTTTCGTCATATCTTTTTACGACATCTGCTGGATTTGAATACTTAAAATTTTGTAAAGTGTAATTAGCATTGGCATTGTGCCACAGCTGTATGTGGGTGCTATCAATTGTTTCTTTTACTTTCCCAACAAACACATTATTGATAATGATATTTCTATGTAGCATATCATACTTGTCAAATATGGTGTTTGTTCCAACAATTATGTCGCTGGATGTTGATGTGGTCATGCGCCCAATACCCTCATTTACCACTGAATACATTGGAGATGGGATAAAGTTTAAGTCTATATCAGAAAATGTTCTTGCGTTTCTTGCCATATCTATTATTTATAAGGGTTATGTTATGTTTTACTTGGTCTGAGGATTGCAACCAAAGACCCATTTCCTGGAGTTGCATATCCTCCTGGCCAAGATTTAGTGCAGCTACCACCAGATGGATTATTTGCTGCTTTATCTGCTTGGTTTCCACCGACGAATGTTAGTTTTCCACCATCATTTGTATATACCATATTAACGTGACGATATTTCCAAAAGCAAACATCTCCACACTGGGCTTCGGCAAAATTTGTTATTTTAGTAAAGTTCCATTGAGCAGGGTTATCGACAAAGGCAGCAGCGGAAGCTGTCTGAACATAACGATATCCATTTTGTTTTAGAACCCAATTTACGAATCCAGCACACCATGCAGTTTGATCAGATAACCATATACCAGATTTTGGATATCCAAGATCTGACCAAATACGTAGAATATTTTGATTAGACGCTGCACCACCCATTCCTGTTTCTGACCAATATCCACCTTTTGCGAGGTCAAGTTGTTTGCTCAAGAAATTATACAAATTACCATCAGTATTTGGGGAATTTCCTTTGGAATTTCCTCCAGCATTTTGAGGAGCAATAAGACTTTGACCTTTGCCATCGTCTTTCGGTGTTCCAGCAAAATTCTGTTTTACTCCATCTGTAGCAGCTTCGGGATTGCTAAACGCTGATGGATTAGCCAAATATGCTTCATGT